CTAATGGAAGTTGAAGCTCATGAGATAGTAGTGAGTATACTCCTCCCTTTGAGGTATCAATTTCTTGTGCCATCATTCTAATCTCTTCTGCTGTAACTCTCTCTGCATTCCTTTGTACTCCTTCTAACAATAAGAAAGCAGAAGCTAGTCTACGTTCAATAGCCTCTAGTGTTTCTCTAGCTACTCTAAAGTCATTGAACTTCTGTACTTGGACAACACCAACATCATCTGGATTGCCCTGTCTAACAGATAGGTTAGGTGCAATTACAGACTTCATCTTAGTAGTGCCGTTAGGTTTAACAAGGAAGATAACCTTGGCAGCAGCAGCAGTTCCTTCTAAGATACTTCTATTCAAACCTTCTGCTGCTCTTAGATCTCCTAAGTACTCTTCTACAAATCCCCTTCCATAGTCTTCACCGTCAATAGCATTGTACCGTAAGGCTAACCAAGGGTTTTTATCTAGTGGATAATTAGAAGTAGTATCAGGTATCTTTATGTTGTTTACTTCTTGGTGTACTTTTATCTTTCCATCTTTACGTCTAACTACTGTGTATAATTCTAGTACTTTTTCTATACTGTCTGCATTATCACCTGTTTCTTTAGGTGGTGCAGAATTAAAGATGTCCATATATAATTCTCTAGACATTTCTTCTTTAACTATAATCTCTAGCATCTCACCTTGAGGATCTCGTCTTACACAGAATTGATCTAGATGGAATACTCTAATTTTATTTTTCTTACCAACATGAAGGACACAGTTACCAGTAATGACTAGGTGACGTAAGCATTCATTCAAGGGTACACGCATAGCCTTAGCTTCTACTTCATTACTAATGGCTCTCTCCATAGAGTTAAGCCCTTCTTCTACTGGAGCACGTTGAGCTTCTAATTCCTGTAACATAAAGTCATCAATCTGAAACTTCACAAAGGGGGAGTTAGGAGGGAACAGAGTAAGTAGAAACTTAGAACTTAAACTGTTAACACCTTTGGCTCCTATGCTTTGATAAGGTGTAGGTAAAGGTTGGTTCCTATCACCATGACGAGGTAGGATAAAAGGTAAGGTTAGCTCTGCACTCTCCCATGCTACATCTAAGAAGCACTGTTTGTCACGGCACATATTTGAGTAGCGTTTGTTAGTTTGCATCATGCTAATTGTAATCCTGTGTTAGTGAATGAGGAGGTATCAATACTTAAATCTCCTATATCATCCTGTGTTAGTTTTCTTTTCTTAGTTCTTGAGATAGCAGTAGCTAATGATTTAGCAGCTTGTCTACCTCCACTACCTGTGGTAGCTATGTTGGTGTTCATGTTCAAAGCTTGTGATTGTTGATTGTATGCTCCAACTGGAGTGTATCCTTCAGCTGATGGTATCAATGCTCCTAATGCTCCTCCTGCTGCAATAGACCAACCACTAGGTGTATAGGGTGATATGTTTGCAAGTGTCCCAAAAAGATCACTACCTACAGGAGTAATTGATCCTAATGATCCTACTCCAGCAGAAAATCCACCACCAAGAGCACCAAACATAGCAGCTTTACCAGCTCCATCAAAAGCTCCTTTACCCATAGCTAGATTCATTGCTGCATTAGCACCTACTCCAATAAGTGCTCCTGTAGCAGCTCCTGCAACTACCCCTACAGCTACGGCTGTCATACCTGTAGCAGCAGTAGCTGATATAGCCCATGCTGCAGCGCTTACAGGACACATATTATATTATCACCCTATATTCAAACCAGTGGATGAACCAGAACCTAACGTATTAAATGCTCCTTTACCTCTTGACTTTCTAGCTGTTCTTTTCTTAGCAGCTGTCGTAGCTTTCTCCGTTGGACTCTTAGCCTTACTAGCAACACTAGCTATCGGAGCTGGTGGAGCTGGAGGAGGCGGTGGAGGGGGCGGAGGGGGAGGGGGAGAGGGTGCAGGGCGAGAAGGTGAACTCATACATAATACTGCTGATAATAATCCTAAGTTAATCACGGTAATTCTCCTTTGTTAACTACTATCTAAAGTAATTTGATCAGTGTTATCGAATTGGTTTTGTCTTAGTTCTTCCTGTCTATCTTTTAAGTAATCTAATATCTCTATGTAACCTTTGATCTTGTAGAAATCCTCTATACTTTTAGCGTTACGTATTCCTTGAGGACCAAAGTTCTCATTTAATTCTTTAAGTAGTCCATCAGTAATTATAATATTATCCATTGTTTCCTCTTCTTAAGGTCTGAAGTTATCTCGCCACTAGCGATACCCCTATTTAACAGGACATACACCAGACTCACACTCATCGTTCTCTATTTCATGGGTACTATCAGTGTCACTCAAGTCTACTTCAGTTAGCTGTGCTACATACTCCTTGTACCTAGCCTCAGTTACTACTTCTTGTGGAAGGTATTCGTAGACAGTATTAGTAATGGGAAGAAAGCTAACACCAACATAGCTAGACCAATTACTCTTAAGCCAATCTCTAATAGCAGGGACCTCATCTTCTTTATAAGAAATTGTAATCGAGCAGTTCTGTTCAACGTAAGAATCCATGAGTAACTTGTAGCGTGAAAGCTGTTCAATAGCCGTCTCGTTATTAACATATAAATCTCCCTCCTTATCAAACCTTATGTTCTCCCAAGATACAGGGAATGTTACGATGGCATTATGCTCATCAGTAGGATTAACAACAACATGATACCCTGCTTCTCTAAGTCTAGGAAGCATAGGATCATTGATACTAAAGTTAACATTGTTAAAGATGTACTTACCCATAGGTTTATGACAACCCTCAGTAGTATCCATGATCTTACTAAGTGTACCACTAGGTTTGATAGTGGTTACATTCTTAGGACGCTGAGTACCTAGCTCATCTGCCATAGAGTATGCACCATGTACTGCTATATTACGTAGTCGCTTGTAATCATACTGTGATAAGTCCTGCCTCGTAGCAATCCCTGTAAGTCCAACTCCACATAACCTGAGATACTCATTGTTCTCATGCCATGTTCTTTGCAGTATGCCATCATCAAGATTGACAAGAGTTTGACGATAGTTGGCTCTGGCAATAAGATACATAGCTCTCTCAAGTCCTCCGCTATCATCTCTGAATTTGCTGAGGTCCACTTCGGACAGGTTGCAGAAAGATTTGTTTCCAAGGAGAATTTCTGCACAGGGATTGACTCCACTAAACCAAGGAGCACGTTTCCTAGCTTCTTCTCCGTTGATAAATCCAGGTTCTGATCCTCCAGACTCTGAGATAATTTTGAAGAGTTGTTCAAGTTGCTCATGACTAGGCTCCTTCCAAAAGACTACACTGTTATTAGACTGTGCTCTATGTGGTGATGATGATAAATCTTCCTTGGCTCTAGCAAACTCTTCCCACTCTGGAGTATCATGGTAGACCAAGGCTATCTCTGCTGATCTCCTAGAAGATAGAACCGTACCTAACCAGTTCATAATATCTAGGATGTCCATCTTACCTAGCAACTGTCCTGACTTCTTGTTTAGAATCCCAACGATTTCTGTGAAGGCTCTTGACATTGGCCCATCACCTGAAGAGATCCACCCGTATCCTGCGAGGCGTTGACCTGCTGGTCTGAGTTGTGTGAGATCGAGTACGAAACTTGTAGCTTTCCCTTTATATGCCAGAACCTTACCGATAGACTTTGCCCATGCTTCAGCGGAGTCTCCAACTGTAATCGTCCAAGTCCCATTATCGGAAGACTCTTTGTTTCCTTCGTGTCCTCCTTTTTTAGTTCGCTTAGAACGTAGCACTTGAATATTTCTGATAGGTGATGTGAAACCAGAGAGTGTACCGACAACAGGCGTGAAACCCACACCACACCCTTGAAGCAAGAGCCATAAAGAGTCAACAACGTCATGAATAGTCTCCACTTTTAAGTGTGAACAATTAAACTGACTAGCCTCACGCTTCTTAGCTACATCAGTTCCTCCTAACCACAGTGTTCTACCACTAACCATTACCTTCCTGCTAATCATTAGTTCTCTTAGCTCTACAAGCTCAGTTATTTCTGAGGTTCCTGCTCTATCCCAGAGCCAAGCTTGATGATGTATCACTCTATCAACTGTCTGCTCCCACGTTTCATAGCCTGTATCTGTAGGTCTATTGTATGTACGTCTGGTTATTACCTGTGCTCTTACACTTGTCAATTAACTAGACCTCCCATAATTTCTTTAGTTTCATTCAAGGTTCTTGTTAGTTTATCTATACTAAGAAAGAACTCTTCCATGAGTTCCTCCCTAGTTCCCTCTACTGTGTTATCCTCAATATCTAAAGCAGCTGTAGCTAACAATTGTATCTCTTCAAATATTAACTGTAGCTGTACGTTCATTAATTCTTTGCTATAACCTTTAACCCTTTTCATTGTAGTAGTGCTCCTTCATCATCTCTAAACATTTGATTGCTTTATTTAAATCTTCAACACCATTCTTATCTTGATGTCTAACTACATACTTTACCACACTACCTACATCCATCCCTAGTTTATTCTTAATAATAAATGTCCAAGGATCTATCTCATACTTAGCATAGTAAGGAGGTCTAATGTTAGTAGCTCCCCCTTTCCATTGGTCATTCAATTGTGGTTCTGCATCAGCTATCATATCTTCTTCTGCTTGAATCATATCTTCCTCCGTAAGTAACCCTGTTTTATCTCTACCACACTCATCACAATACATCATGCTCTTGACGGCTCCCATAATTTTACCTCCCCTGTTCCAAAGTCATATTCATTAGCTCTTAAAATACGAGCCACTCTTGCCTGAACCAGTGCATCTTCTTCTGTTAATCCTGCTTGTTTAAAAGCTGTTACTACTCTTGACCATGCTGGAACCTTAAGTATCTCTGCAGCTTTCTTAGGTCCAACTCCAGGACATCCTTTGTAGTTATCTGTAGAGTCACCTACTAATGTCTGGTACAGGTGCATGTAGTCTGCTAATTTTGTATCAACTGTCTCTGTTATTTCCTTGTCCATGTTGTAGTACTCACAAGGTATCGTTAGCATATCTTTATCAACACTAACAATAATGTTACGAGAACATTCACCATTGGTAGCTAGTATACCTAGTGTATCATCAGCTTCTAACATAGGAACCTGTAAATATGAGTACTTATGCTTAAGATACTCCACCAAAGAATGATATCCCATAGGCTTCTGTGAGGCTTTTCTTGTTCCTTTGTAACTCTCTAAAATATTGTGCCTAAAATATTTGCCTCCCTTTGGAGAGAAACAAATAACTAACTGTTCTACCCCTAACTGTTCTTGCCAATAAGCTATCATGGCATCAGCCTGTGCTCTTACTTCTTTTAAGTTAGTAGCTGTTGTAACGACATCATCCTCCCACTGTACTTGAGTCTGACAAGCCCAACAAGTTCTGTAAGTAAGTATGTCTCCGTCTATTAATAGTCTGGAAGTCTTCATCTAAATCTCCTAAGTTAGCATGTCTTTTATAGTGACATACATTACATAAGTATGCACATTTTAATAATTCTAGTAAAGCTTTTTTGTAGTTACCACCTTTGACTAACTGTGATACTGCATCTACTTTAGTAATAGGATCAAGGTGGTGGCAGTCTAAAATCTTTGTAGGATTCTCTTCTTTGCAATCCTGACAAGTGTGCTCAAACAACCAACCTATAAACCCTGATACTACCTTACGTCTATACTGGTCATACCTTTTACCTTTCCCATAAGGACAGTTACTCATACACATTGAAATACTACTGACCCACAAGTGAGCCAACTCATCAATTGATTCAATGGGTCTCGCTCCAATTCTTTCCAATGTGAGCAGTTGCGGAAAGTGGGCAGTCAAACTCAAAGTATTCTCCTGCTCTTGAAACAGACTGAGCTGCGTATGTAGAGATGACGTTTGCATATCTATAGAATACCTCTATTTGAAATTCATCGTGAATATTAGCTACAAATTCATAGTCTTTACCTTCTTTTAATCCTACCTTTTGAAGTGTCTCATCAAGCAAAACTAAAGCTTTCTTCATGAGCACAGCACCTGCCGATTGTAGTAAGGTGTTGAGAGCAGAGTGTTCTGATCGTATGTGTAGTTTCCGTCCGTCCAAACCAATGAGATGCCCACGCCTTCTGTATACCTGCTTAACTCTGTTGGTAAGGTCCATAAGACCACTGACTCCAGATAAGAAGTTCTCCCTAGCCTGTTTTCCTTTCTTAGGACCTCCTCCAAGAATACTACCACGTTTAGCGTCTACTGCCCCGTAAATGAATGCATCAAAAAAAGTCTTTGC